CAACCATTGGATGAACAAACTGACCTTATTTGTGACGTTTGTTATGACCTGATTATGGCAGACATGAAAGCCAATCCCTGGAAGTATGAAGGACTAGAGTGATGTTTGGAACCAATGCTGTTGCCCATGCTACCGACCTCGCGACATGGGACCAAAAGTATTCGGTCGCCGAGATATTTCCCACTATACAAGGTGAGGGGCCTTTTAGCGGATATCCATCAGTCTTTGTCCGTATGGCGACTTGTAATCTCCGATGCCATTTCTGTGATACCGACTTCGATAAAAAGATGGAGATGACTGCCGAAGAAATAATTAAGGAGATTAAAATCCACAAGCCACAACCTCTAGTAGTGATAACTGGCGGAGAGCCACTACTACAACCCATAAAACAATTAATTGACCTTATCCACGACAAATTAAAATATAAAATGGTACAAATTGAGACAGCAGGGACTGTCTGGTTAGAATCATTGAACCAAACCAATATCCGCATCGTTGTATCTCCCAAAACTCCAGAAATCAACCATAACGTTAAGACCGTCGCACATTACTGGAAATATGTTATCTCCGCTAAAGACGAACATTGCCCAGAGACGGGCGTTCCCATAACTGCCACACAACCTGGGGGAAACAAGGCTCGCCTTGCATTGCCACCGCCCTGGCTTAGACCTGTCGATGTATTCCTGATGCCACAAGAGGGTGCAGGTGAGGATATGGCAGCCAACTATAAAAAAATAGCCGAATTGTCAATGAAGCATGGCTATCGGGCATCTGTGAGAGTCCACACAATAATGGGATTACGATAATGGCTGAAACAGAAGTTGGACGGTTAGCCTTGAGAGTTGAAGGTGATTGGTGGAAAGCATATTGGGCTCCTCACCAATATGATTTTGATGGTGCGGTTCTATTGGGATCGATCCGCATGTCTTTGACGAAAGGAGCAGTAAAGGAGCACTTTATCAAGGTCATGTGTGAAGCCTTTAATGTGGTAGTTAAAGATACGACTGGACAAGAACCAACATGGGGCGAACCACATTCTGCTCCAGAAAACGAGAGGAGCGGACGTGGCTGAATATTGGGACGACGCTAGTGGAATGTTTTGGGAGGATGAACAATACCAACGAAGAGGTCATGGTCCCAAAGAAGATCCAATCGTTCAACTTCGGAAGAGGTTGATTGGGTTCACGTTTAATGACACCTACGATAATCCCCCACTTCTCGATCCCCCAGCGAATGCTGTCATGGCGTTCGATACTGAAACCGATGATCCAGACCTGTTGACGAGAGGATCGAGTTGGGCATTTGGCATAGGAGAGATCATTGGGTTTTCAGTCGCTTGGACCGGACACAAAGCTTATTATCCTCTGCGCCATTGCAGCGGTAATATTGACGCTGATGCACCACTTCGATGGCTGGCATCCCAAGTAAGGCGACAAGACCTAACTTGGGTCATGGCTCATGCCAACTATGACGTGGGCTGGTTGTTTCGTGAGACAGGACAATATCCTGTAGGTAAAATTATCGATGTCCAACACATGTCGGCACTCCTAAATGAGAATGAGTTTAGCTATTCCCTAGAAGCCATATCCATGCGATGCTTAGGTGCGGGCAAAGAGACTGATCGCCTCAAACAGCTAGAGGGACAATTTGCCTGCAAACATACCACGATGATGGCAAGCCTGAAATATCTTCCCGGTCCTGTGGTTGCTGGATATGCGGAGACAGACGCCGAGCGGACTCTCCAGTGTTACTATGCCATGCTGCCAAGGATCCAGGAAGAGGGTCTCACTACCATATTTGATTTGGAGTGTGATCTTATCACCGCAGCAGTGGATATGAAGCGGTTAGGATTGCGGGTCAATGTCGATCGGGCGCAATGGCTATCAGAGGATATTCAAAAGCGTCGTATGCCAGAAACCGTTGACGAGATAAAACGGTTAACAGGCATTACAGTATCGCCCTGGCAGGCTGATTCCTGTTACGCCGCTCTCACTGAGGCTGGGGTACAAGGGATTAAAAAGACCGCCAAAGGAGCGTGGCAAATCAATACAGAACTATTGGCGGTGCAATCTAAAACCAGCCCGGTGGCTAAATATATCTTTGACCTTCGGAAAATGTCTAAAATTTCTGGAACCTTTATCGAAGGCCATATCCTCTATTACGAGAATCATGGCAGACTTCACGCCTCTTTTAACCAGTTGCGGAGTGAAAGTGACGCTGAACAGGGATCAAGTGTTGGCACAGTCACTGGTCGATGGTCAGCTTCTGATCCCGCCCTACAACAAATTCCAGTGCGAGACCCAGAATGGGGGCCAGAGATACGCTCCCTATTTCTACCAGAGGAGGGTGAAGAATTTGCATCCCTTGACTATTCGTCCCAAGAGCCTCGTATGGCTGTTCATTTTGCCTACAAAGCGGGTATACGTGGATCAAGGGATGCTGTCGAGCAATTTCGGAAAGACCCACGTACCGACTATCATCAAATGGTTGCCGACTTCTCTGGTCTCAAACGAGACAGGGCTAAGACACTGAATCTGGGTTTAGCGTATGGAATGAAACAAGCTAAGATGGCTCGCGCTCTGGGACTACCCACACAATGGATGAGGCTAGAGAAGATAAACGGGAGTCGAACGAATTGGATTCCAATATCATACTCCGAAATTAATCGATGGCGATCTGAGGGCCAACAATGCGTTGAGGTAGCTGGCGATGAAGCAAAGGCAATCTTAAAGAAATGGAAAGAAGGTGCCCCGTTCTTAACGGGTCTATTCGAGGAGTGTGAAGATATAGCCAAGGAGCGGGGCTATATCTGCACCCTTCTCAAACGCCGATGCCGATTTGATAATGCTGGCATGAACGTCATCATTGATACCTATAAGGCAATGAATAGGTTGTGCCAATCATCTTCGGCAGACCAGACCAAAAAAGCTATGTCTCTATTGAAGGCAGAGAAGATTCCAATGAGATTGACTCTCCATGACGAACTCCTGTTTAGTATCTCGGACAGAACGATAACGGAGCGAGTCAAAGAGATAATGGAACACGCCGTTGAATTGGTTATACCCTCAGTTGTGGATGTAAAGTTTGGTCCTACATGGGGTGCTATACCAAAATAAAATGCTTGATATGGTCAGACTTCTATGCTATAATGTAGGAGTAACGAATGATGCCTGCACCTGATCTAATCATCGACATGAACTATGTGGTGATTGAGGGAGTCCGAATAAATCGACCGAGTAGAATGAGTATCCTGCAATGGTTAGAGTTATGGGAAAGAACTCAGGTTACATGGGACAGGAGTCGTCGTCATTAACATGTTAAATGAACTGGAGACATAAATGACGGATATCACGGTAGCCCAGGAAACTGGGATTGTTATAAGGACTGCGGAGCAGTGGCGACAATACGTCCAGGAAGCTTCATTCTTGGAACTTGATGCCATCCTTGAGAAAGGACGACGGATTCGGGAATTTCATTCCGAGTTCTTTCGGGACAAAGAGAAGTGGGGTGGCACGTGGACGGTCGCGTGCAAAAACATCCTTTTCCTTAGTCAATCAAGCTGTTCCCTTTACGAAACAATCAACCGTGTTTTCGATCCGCTTTTATTGCAAAGGGTTCGTCATCTTTTGCCCTGCGATATCATGTCCCTATCATTGATCGCTAGAGCGGTCGAATTGGATCGGGGCGTTGTCAACGAGGCAGCCGCCACTAACATTCTGTCGCCTGAAATGAATCGGGAGGCTGCAACAAAGGTCCTCAAAGCCGCCGAACAAGTCGCTGAGGAACATGTGATAAGCCTCATTAGGGAAGGTAAGACTGATGAGGAAATATTTAAATACACAGCATTGACTTACCAGAAAGTGACCGACCTCAAGAAACAGGTCGGCGACAGAGCAACGGAATTGAATCCAGAAGATGTTGGTCCAGATGTTGCGCGCGAGATACCAACTCCACCTCCCCCAGCGCCGGCTGCTGCGCCGAAGAAGGTGACTGTAACGGCGCCGCAGCAGCAAGTTGTTCCACCGCCCCCGGCCTTATCACCTTTCAATGCGATACGGTTCGAGGTACAGAACTTAACCAATGTGATCATGGAGGATACGCTTAATGTGATCCTCGAGTTCCGATCCGAGTTTCCAGAAGTATTCGCAACCATTGCTCAATGGGATGCGAAATTCGGCCCTCTGGCTGTGACAACCGTCCTCAAGCAACTCCAGCCAGACTTTAATGACGGAGAAGCAAGCCCAAAATGAGTAAGCCTTCTGTTGTCCTTTCTCCCGAGGAGCATGATCGAGTTGTGGAGTTGGTAAAGTCGGGGCGTACAATCAAGGGGATCGCGGACGAGTTCGGTTACACTGCTAAGGGCGTTTCAAGTTACCTTAGGCGGAATAACATCGAACGCCCTGAGTCTCTTGATGGGGAAAAGGATACGCAGAAGGCTGCCCTCCAAGAACTACTCGACCGATCTAAAGAGGTAAGAGAAAAAGAAAGGGAGAAAAGAGCGTCCCAGCCAGAGCCACCTAGAGAAATTTTTGATCCAACTCCATCCGACTTTAAAATGCGCCTTATCACCCTAGCGGAGAAAAAGCAATACGACTGCTCTTGGATCATTGGTGATCCCAAGAAATATTATCGGTATTGTGGTAATTCGACGATTGGAGTTATTGGTGTGTACTGTGAATACCACAAGAATATATCTCGGAACAAACAACAGGTATCTTCGCCAAAACCCTATGTACCCGTAAATCACAAATAACTAGCAGTGGACAGCGTTCTGTGCTATTATACAGAATGAAAGGTGATACTTGCTCGGGGTATCTCGCACCGCAGCGGAACCTAGACTACCGGCGAGGGTACGTGGAGATTGTTGCATGTTAATCTCCATAAGTCCACTACAAGGCATTGTTCGGGCTCCCGAGCAGGGAGTCGCTTCGGCGACAAGGCGTACATTGGCCTGTGAAACGATGCAACGTCTAGGATACTTGCCCCCGATGACTCCCGTCGTCGGGGGCGGTATTACATTGAGGAGGGAAAAATGAGAGCGGTATTGATTGGGGCATTCTTACTCTCGATGGGGGCTACCAATGCGGAAGCTTGTCACCGATTTAGTCGATGGTATTACCCCTACCCCCAGCGGTGTGATACGCGGCCCCTAAAGCACGATCTGGTTTATCGGGTGACCTCAGATCCGCCCGTACCGACTCCTCGCGAGGACGATGTTACTACCGACCCAGAGATTCCATTGCCCGATATGGCAGCGGTGTGGGAACCCCAAAGTGATTTTAAGGAATTGCAAGAAGGTCTGGAGCGAAAGAAAGCCTTAATTCTTTTGCTCAGTCGTCCCTAATTCTTTGTTCGCCGCATCAAGCGCCGCCATGATAATATTGCCGATCGGGGATGGATCAACGAAGGGATGCATTGATCCATCACTCGCCTTAGCGAGAATGGTTGGCGTGCTTAGGGCGATAATGATTTGATTAACCGCCTCTCCTGACAGATAGATATCAGGAGTAGCAGTGCCGGGTGGCTTAAAGGGTGTGTTCATTTGACCACGCTATCATAAATGCCCGAGGGTGTCAAGTCCTTATTTGTCACTTTTTCTACTAATCCAATAAGCTATTACTGTAGAAAATGCCGCGATGAGACCACCAATTACATTGGATGTGGTCTCATTATTTGGTACCACAAAAAATACACTAAAAACAACCAATCCCATAAACGTTAATATAACCAAAATAGATATGGTTAACATTCCATGTGTTGGATCAAATCTGGCTGAGGCGATTAATAATATAATGGTGAATGCGATTGCAAGTGCAATACCCATAGTTGCAGGATAATCAAGAAGTTTAGGTACTGGAGGCAAGTTCCCAACATATTCACTCGGGCTCATTTCCCTAAGACTTTCGCGACACCATAGACGCCGTATAGCCCAATTGCCATCCCAGCTATTTCAAGAGAAGTCCGAAACAAATGTTCGGGCGAACACAAATCGCTTGCCGCTATTCCTGTATGGGCTAAAGCAAAACACTGGCTCACCGCATAAAAGTCCATGAGCGCGAATATCGTTAGGATTAGTAACGCGCCACATAGTGCGATTAGGCTGGTGAGCGGAGTTGGGTTCATTTCAGCAGCTTCAACAACCCAGCTGGGGGAAAGAAGGTGGCAGCAGCACCGATGATCATATCCTTGATATCAGTGGTATTGTAATCCTCAGCTTTCACTGCCGGAAGTAGGTCAGATATAACTTTGGTTGCGGATTCCAGAACTGCTTCGGGATTGTCGATCTTTCCTTGTAGGACAAGTTTCCCTGCTTCCGTAAGCGCAGCACGGCGGATTTCTCCCTCGTTACTATCGCTTTCCTGAATAGCAAGTTTCGTCCGAAGCCAGTTGAACACATAGGCACAGAGGGCTGTCCCAGCAGCCCCCAGGCATGTGATCGCAAGGGATTGGAGTTCGTTGAGAATACTATCCATCGTCCTGCTCCAGCGTCGAGGGGTCTGGCATTGGGGCGTTCTGGGGCAATCCCGGCAACTCTGCTTCCGCCACCGTCGTTATTGATTGGGTGGCTGGAATCTGTTTGAGGGCAGCTTTGAACTTCCAATAATAACCCGCAATTGTTGACGCTTTGTCGGTTCCGTTAACGATGCGTCGAGCGTTGACTGGATCTTCAATTCCTTTTGATTTAGACAGATATTTGGGTAGTCCAACTCCTGTGAACCACCCATAGATCATTCCATCATAGGAAATGAGTGCGGATGTTTCAGCATCCAAAGCATTGTTGGCAACAGGATGGATTTGGCAATCCTTATTATAACGTTCTTTGAGGAATTTCTGCCCGTTCCTGTAGTTTTCTTCCCAGGTCAACTGGACATAGCCTCGTCCATAATAACACTGGTTATAAGGACCGGCAGGCTTGCCATAGCTCTTGCCGGACCCGCGCCCATATTCTTCAATGGGCTGCATAGTGTAGGCAGTTTCATGGTAGAATGTTGCCAGAGCATAGGCAAGCCACATTGTCCCATCGTTGGGATTGTTGGCCTCGAACGCCCATTCCCAAACCTCAAGGAGGTAGTTCATACCATCGACTTGAGATTGGGTCAACGTGCCACTGAACAGGTCTTTCCGCACAGTGTCAAAAAAGAATTTCCGATCGTAAGGCATTTATTCCTCCTCAGGTGATGGAAGCGTCGAGTTCTCTGCTGGGGGAGCAGGTTGTTGAGCAGCAGCGGGTTGATTGCCCTCATCGAGCCATGCGAGATATTCCTGATAGTCGATGTTATCGGGATCAAATGGAATGAATGCACCATCCTCGTCTCGCACGATGATGGTTTTGTGGACATCATTCGACATGTGATCCCAGATTTGAGTGTAGGACATGTTAAAGCTCCGCGGTTGCAGTTATTACGGTTGCGAATATTCCAGCAGTCGTTGTTGTGGAACAAACACGGTTATCACACACAAAGGTATTGGAACTGGGTCCACCTGATAAAACTCCGATCGCATTCGCAAATGCAGGAGCACCGAGTAGAGAAACACCTGTTAAAGTAGGTGCTGCTCTTGGAGTAACAGGAAGCCATCCAAGACCATAATAGCCACTGCCGCTGGTAGCATTGCCATTCCAGTATGCTGAAACACTTTGATAATACCGCTGGCAATCTGCCAAACTCTTGGCTGGTGATTGATGATTAAATCGTGAGGCGACAGAACCAATCTCTAACTTGACACCAGTAAATCCCATAGCAGCGCCGCTAGTTCCCATTAAATTAATTGCACCAGGACCGCTGAGGAAATTACCACTTTGCCATGCATTAAGGGTAGAAGTAACTCGGGTTGATCCCATACCTGAACTGAAAAAGACATAGACGCCGGCACCATTACCACTCAATGTCCAAGTCCCGTTCGGATCACCGAGAATAGGAATAATAAATCGTGTCCATGTGTTAGCGGTTGTAATTGAATAAGTAAAGGGAAAAGATCGATTGGCAGCACTGTTTTGAATGGAACCAGAGTATGTACCAACTATGCTGGCATAAGCCCAAAATGATAAAGTAGCAGGTTGAGCGTTTGCCGTACCCCAAGCAAAATCGCTAACCATATCAGCTTCGATCATTTGGGAAATACCAAAATAATCTGCTGCCACAAGTGTATAAGCTGTGGTAGAAGCTATTTGAAGTTGATAGGGGAATCCTGGATTATTGCTGGCAACCCTTTGAACTCCACCCTTTCCAGTTTGACTTGCATTCCATACCCAACGGTCAACACAGTATCCCCCTACAGTAACAAGAGCACCATTGTTACGCTGGTCAATCCGCATATCACCATTGATGATCTTATTCTCACCTGGGGTGCGGGCATCGACCTGTTGTTTCGTTGCTGCTCCAAGAGGATCGGTAGGTTCAGCAGAAAGGATTAATGGTCCTGTCATTGTGCCGCCAGACACGGGCACATAGCCAGAGCCTACACCATTGGCAACCCATTTCGTGCCGTCCCAAATCCACTGTATTCCACCCCCAGTGTAGATTTGGTTGAGGGTTGGACTAGCGGGGAAGTCAAGCATAGTTAAAACTCCGCGCTTATGGTTGCACTAAAATTGCAATTTGTACCAGAACCACTCGCAGTAACTACCATATTGGATCTGAACCCATATGGATCCGTTTGAGGGATACCTAAAGTGGATCCATTGGAATAAATTTGATTGGAAGGTGTTACTGTTGGTGCTGCCCGCATTGTTGTGGGAAATGTATATGAGGTATAAATCATACCACCTGCAATATTATAACCAGCTGTTAAAAACGCAAAGGTGGGTTGTTGATAGTATCGCTGGCAATCAAGCAAACTTTCGGCTAATGATTTCCGGTTAAAAGGTGTGGCGACGGAGCCAATTTCCAATTTGACGCCTGTTATAAAGAAGGCTGAACTAGCAACGGAGACGATGCTATACGCACCCGTTGCACCAAGAAAATTGCCATTTTGCCATTGTCCTGGTATACCGCGCCAATTTGTACCACAGCCAAGGTCAAATGATAAAGATAATCCGCCACCGTTGCCACTCATTATCCACGTTCCAGAAGCATCTGGTGGAATAGGAATAGTAATTTTAGTCCACGTGCTGGCCCCTGGGAGTGCAAAGGTAAACGGATATGATCGTGTTGGTGTACTGGCTGATGTATTACGAATTGATCCACTATATGTTCCAGCATTGATTGACGCCGCCCAAAACGACAAAGTGGCTGGTTGTGCGTTGGCTGTTCCCCAACAAAAGTCGCTGACCATGTCAGCTTCAATCACTTGGTAAACGTAGAAAAAATCCGTTGCTAGAGAGGTATATGGTGTAGTTGGGCATAACCACGATGTATAATTAGGAAATCCAATAGCCACCGAACCCGGACCACTTCCTTGACCCCAATTAATTTTAGCGGCTTGTGCTGCGCCAAAACCAATACGATCAACGGTATAACCTGAGGCGGATCCACTAGCGACTCCTCGTTGGTTGATCCGCATGTCGCCATTGATAATGCGGTTGGAACCAATCATTGGATATTGATTGAAATACCTCAGAGTAACAGGATTGAATACGTTGACAGGATCACCATTGAGGACAAGTGGACCTGTTAAATTACCACCAGACAGGGGCAGATAAGCTCCGCCTTGTTGATTGGTGGCTGGCACCCATTGGGATGAGTTACCGTCATAAAACCAAATATACATTTGGCCTTTGACACTATCCCACCACATTGATCCTATTGCGGGAGATGAGGGTGGAGTATCGCCGATGGATATTGATGCACCGCCCCCGCCGCCTCCCCCAGAGCCGGGTGTGAGGGTCCACTTGACGCCATCCCACGTCCAGGTGATTCCGCCCGACGTGAAAGTTTGACCATTTGTTGGATTGGCGGGGAAATCAATCATGGTCAAATCTCCGAATTAAACGTTGCTGTGGATGATGACCATCCACCACCCGTCGCTGTTATAGTGGCTTGTACGGTAATAGAATTAGATTGTGCATTGTTAAGGGAAATTGCCCCCATATTGCTTACACTTGAATTGGTAAATGCTACAGTGGGTGCAACTCTCATTTGAACTGGGAAATAATAACTAGACCACATTACTCCGGGCGCCACATTATAACCTCCAATAAATGTGTTGGCTGTCTGATAATACCGCTGGCAATCTCGCAGAACTTTTCCCGGCGTCTCACGATTGAATGGTGTTGGAACATTTCCAATTTCCAGTTTGACACCAGAGAGTTGAAAGATTGCACCATTGGTGGCAACAATACCCGCCGCTCCCGCTACACCGTTTACATTGCCATTTTGCCATTGATTTGGTACAGCAGATCGGACACTAGATCCAGAGCCAAGATCAAAGGTAACATAGACCGATCCACCATTTCCAGCGTTGACCCATGTGCCCCCTGTGTCACCTGGAATAGTTACAACAACCTTCGACCAACCAGCTGAAACAGAAAAGGTGAATGGATAGCATCGATTAACTGGTGGACCATAGTTACTGATACAACCGGAATATGTTCCTTGAGCACTGACATTAACCCAGAAAGATAATGTAACAGGTTGAGCGCCAGGTGTGCCCCACGCGAAGTCATTGACCATGTTGGCTTCGATGGGCTGGAAATAGCAAAAACTATCTGCCGCTGCTGCTGTATAGGCAGATAATGAAGTAATGGACATGCAACGTGGAAAACCATTTGGAGTTCCAGCAACGCTATTCGATGTGGCCCAATTCATTTTACCGGCCACAGTCATACCAAGCCTCCACCGGTCTGCTGTCATACCTGTCAGTGTTCCACTCGATCCATATTGATTGACTAAAAAATCACCATTGATAATACGGTTGGATCCTGTTGACAATGGGGGCTGAACTGCGGTGCCAGTAGCCAGCCATTTCTTTCCGTCCCAAGTCCAGGATTGTGGACCCGAAGTGAAAGCTTGACCAACGGTGGGCGAGTCAGGGAAATTAATCATTGTGCTGCCTCCAGTTGGGCAACTCTAACCCTGAGTGCCTTAATCTCTTGAAGTAGGAGTGGCACAAATTTGGAATAATCGACACCCCACGAGTCGTCTGGTTCATGGTGATAGACAGCATCGGGGAATACTTCATTCACCTCTTGTGCCATAACCCCATAAGCGCGAGTACCGCTCTCAATCCACTCAAAATCATAAACCATGATTGCGTCAAGGATTGGTCCAGCATCGAAGCTTTGTTCATTGGTCTTGGAACGCGCGTCCGATCCTGTGTTAAAGGACACTACGCCCCCAGCTGCTTGGCTGATCGATCCGCCTGCACCACCCCCGTAATAAAAACTTATTGCCTGTCCGGCGGCGGAGCGATTGGTCGAAATGGAGTTAAAAGCAGCAGTGCCAGTTTCAACAACCAAACCATTGCTAGGAGCCCAACTAACACCATTTCCAGAACCCAGAGCAGCAGCGCCTCTCGCTCCACCAAGGATAATAGTGCCGTCTTGGCGCTGTAGTTTAAATGGCGTGTCTATGTATGCACCTGTATCACTGTAGCGGCTGAAGGTGCAATTTGACCCAACGCTTCCACCGCTTTCAGTAGAGGTGTCACCAAGTTGAATATTCCATCGTATGGTTGTCCCTCCCGGTGTTCCAGTATAACCAAGAATTTGATTGGCAAAGGCGCCGGGGGCTTTTGCCATAGTTAAATTTGAGCCAGTTGCAGCTGGAGCTAATAAGTAAACAGTCCCTCCATTGCTCTGGAGGAATTGTGCGCCAAGGCTACCACTCAACGTCCCACCAGTCAGGGGCAAATTGAGGGCATCACCTGCCTGCATCTGGGCTAAGGTAACTGCGCCAAAGGAAGCAGTCGCATTACCACTTAAGGTCAACAGACCAGTCATTGTTCCCCCAGTCAAGGGGAGATAGCCGCCTCCAAATTGATTTGTCGTTGGCGCCCATTGACTTGAGGTGCCATCATTATACCAAATATATAATTGACCTGCCGTACTATCCCACCATAATGAGCCAACAGTGGGATTAGTGGGCGCAGTATCACCTACCGAAACTGTTGTTCCACCTCCACCGCCTCCAGAACTACCAGGTGGAATGTTGACTGCGATCACCCACTGGGATGAATTACCGTCGTTGTAGAAAACGTAAAGCTGACCACCAACACTATCGAACCACAACTGCCCATTCTGGGGGTTGGTTGGCAGTGTGTCCGAGACAGTAACCGATCCACCAATAGGCGACCAATTTGCTGAAACAAAGGCTCCTGCATTCGAGGGCGCCAAAGCCCGATACATAATACCCTGATAAATGGCATGATCGCCAACAAAATAATTTGCCGTCGTTGAGAAATACCGAACTGCGATAAGGTCTAGGGCTGCATTGGCTGGGTTAATAACGCCGAGTTGATTATCGGCGTAATTAACATAAAGTTCTCCTGGCAATCGACCAGTTGGTCGATTTTGCGTTGTGGAGCTACGAAGTGCTTGGACTTGATTTGGCATGGCTATATAGCCTCTCGCTTAACCCTATATAGGGCGAGTTAATAAGTTCCGCAGTCGATTATACCAGACCAGAACCCACCTTTACGACCATAAGTTACTCCGTCTGTTGGAGCATCAGAGATACCAATGCCAGGAGCTCCTTGAGCACCTGCTGGACCAGTCGGACCAGGAATGCCTTGAGTACCCTGTATACCCTGAGGACCAGGTGGTCCCTGAATAAGACCACCATCGATCCATCCCGCTGCATTGACAGTCGTTCCAACATAGACCCACACATGACCGGTGACAGTGTATATTAATCCCTGTCCAGAAGTCGCTTGAACAGGAGCAGGTGGATTGCCAGTGCTATCCCAATCCTCTGGAATTAACCCTGATGGGGGAAGGTTCGCAGGGGTATTGGTCGAGAAATCACCGATAAGTGTCCCAACTTCACCTGCTGGACCCTGAGGTCCTGCTGTGCCTTGAGGACCCGCAGGCCCTTGAGGACCAGGTGCTCCAGTCGGGCCAGGCGACCCTGGACCCCCAGCGATGCCTTGAGGGCCGAGTGGACCCGGCGGACCTTGGGGACCCGCAGGCCCAGTGATGCCTTGTGGACCCGAGGGTCCTAGAGGTCCGGGCCCTCCAACTACTCCGTCACTACTTAGCCCAAATAGCGATGGCTTGAGAGGTGCGTTCATGAGTTATGGCCATTGGACAGAGACAAAGTTGTGGTTTGGAAAGTCACTCGCCACAGATATGGGAAGCGTTGACTGTGGGATCACATAGTAGGGTTGACCTGGCGGCAATGCAATCGTTGTCCCATTCGCAACATTGGATGCAGGACCTGTGGGATCGACATACAAAGGGCCAGGAGCGTTGAAGGGGTTGGACACATAACCCCCTGACATATTGGCGCCTATGGCATTGATTGGTTGTCCAGCAGTATCTGGAGTCTGCCAAGCAAGACCTGGAACTGGAGTTGCCATTATCTTGTCTCCTCAGCAGTGGAGTCTATGAGTTGAGGTTCAGGCTCAGGCACATATTCTCCAATGGGACCATAGGCTCCTTCAATTGCTTTGGCGTAGATCATTCGCCCATATTCCATGCCGTCAGTTGGACTGGCGTAGAACGAAAGTGGCATATTATGGAACACGCCATCAAAAAGTATTGCTCCTGTATGCTCAGGATTAATGTAACGGGGATTGTGGAGAGTCTTTAAATATATCTCCACTTGACCTGCTGTCAACATTATGCAACCCTCTGATACATGTTAATCCACTCAACGCTTCCGTTGACATTGGATATAGCTGCATAGGATAAGATTTGTAGCCAAGAGCCACCATAGTCGCTCATTTGGGTTCCTGTAAAGTTGACGGTACCCATAGTGAGTTGAGGCCACCCAGAAGTGTTTCGTACCACATAGATTGAACCTGGTTGCCCATAAGCACTGAACACGCCATGAGGCCCCTGAGCGCCTTGTGGACCTTGTGGACCACCAGGGCCACCCGGTCCTTGAGGTCCTTGTGGTCCTGCAGGACCTGTTAAACCCTGAGCGCCTTGATTACCTGTGGCACCTGTTGGACCAGGGGGACCCGAGACAGATTGAACAGGGTGAACTGGTATCACGAAATTGTTATTGTTGTAATGGAATTGCATCTCAATTCCAGCAATCAACTCATTGGCAGTTAATGACGTGCCATCGAGATTGATGACAGGATAACGAGCTAATCCATCAAAGGCCGCGGTCGTGGGTCCTGTGTTGTTGTGCTGGATATAAATATCGTACTGGGCACCCTGCACATACGAGGTCGATGGGGGAAACGTGTTGGATGTAACTATATTGGGAGTGCCTGTATCAACACCGCAATGGATAAGAGACCCGTCCCCCAGTTCAGCGAATTGGACCATTGCATTCATGGCGCCCGCAGTATGCAAATGGGCGAAAATATCTCCCGCTGTCCATGCCTGCGCCTGTGTGTTCTCTTGGGCACGAACAATGGTTGCAGTATTACCGTCACTCGATATATTGGTGACATGGACAATTTCTCGTTGGGTCCCTGTCGCTTGATCGATGAAGGTGGCAATGAATGCCTGTC